TGACTTTGTGACGGCTTTCCCGGTTGATTGCAGCGCGGTTCCGGTCAGGCTAACAACCGGCTTTAATATTGGCATATTAGCGGCTAATTGCTGGCCGCCTTGTAGCGTTCCCACGATGTTAGCCGCCGCCCCTATATTTTTGCTTATTTCAGGGTTGGCTTGCGTGAACTGACTGTACAAGTCTCTTGCCTGCATCAGCTTGTCGCCAATATATTGACCCGCGCTAGTGGAGTCTATTGCGCCCGCCACCGCTTCAGCCGGAGCTTGCAATGGTGCAGCAGCCGCGCCAATAATTTGACCAACGGGAGCGCCTATCATTTTTGCCCCCTGCCCTGCAATCTGCAATGCAGAAGAAGCGGGATTTTGATTTGGGATGTTTTTGATAATATTTCCGGTTTCGTCAATAGCCCCGCCAACTGCTTGGCCTAAAGATGATGCGCCTATCTGCTCGATGAGGTTTTGTTTTGCAGGCTCTGCAACAGGCACGGCCTCATCAAGCGGAACGCCGCCGAAGCGCGACCCGCTAACTGCCGGTACTTCATCTAGGGGGATGCCACCAAATTTTGATGCCATTATGGCTTCCTCATTTTCATGGGCTTACCATCATCACCGACTTCCACATAAGCCGCACCAGATGGCAGAGCGTCATATTGCGCCTGCGTTTTTATGATTGCGGAGTTACCCGTAAGTTTGGGCGCATCCGTAGAAAGCACAACCGGCTTAGCTGGTTCATTGCCACCTTTCCCCTTTTGACTGCCAAGGGTCGCCGCCACCTCACCCGTGCCGAATCTATCGCTAAGGTTTTTTAATATTTCTAGGTTTGCTTCATAATCATTTTTGGGGTCGCCCAGCGCCTTCAAAAAGGTTTGCAATTCCACATTAGAGTTCATCTGCTGCGCGGACATGCCGGTTGCATTTTTAATGGATTGCGTCAAAAGCGGAACAGCCCCAGCAATCTTATTGCGCTCCGATTGCTCGGCTGTCCCAAACAAACCGCCCGTTGCCTGCCCTATGCGGCTAGAGCTTATTGCCGAGCCTAAATTACTTAGCCCGCCCTCATTAACGCTAGTAATGCCGCCCATATCCTTAAGATTTGTATAGCTGGCGGCTATATTTGCTAGGCCGTCTTCAAAGTCTTGCTTTCCTTGCGTTTTCACATCTTGCGCGGCCTGCTTTTTGGCTTCTTTCTCATCCCTGCGAACATCAATAGACTCGCGGCGCAGGTCTATATTCGCCGCTGCATTAGCCCGCTGAATATCTAGCGCCTCGCGCCGAATATCGCGGTTTTCTGCATTGTTCTGCTGCTGCATCTGCATGGTCAGCATATCCTTGACAGTCAAGCCGCCATTAGCCGCCTGAGCCTGCAAAGCCTGAGTTTCCAGCATGTTTTTCTGGGCAGCCTGAACCGCCAGCGCTTTTTTAAGCTGGAACTCCTCATTCGCCCGCTGGTAATCAGAAAAGCCCTGATTCTTGCCAAATACGCTAAGGTCTGGTGCTACCGGCATTATGCTAATCCCCTCAGTTTCAACATTGCCAACAGGTCGTTATTGTTAGCGCCATTGTAATTCCCAACCTGCGCCCCCAGAGCGTTAGCAAGCGTCTGGTTAATGTTGTTAGACCGACCCATAGTCGAGTTAGCCTGAACGTTGCCACGGTTGCCGTAGATGTCATTCTGAGCGCCCACGATACCAGATTGACGCTGGAACGCCTGCTGATAGTAGTTGTTGGCAAAGTCTTGGTTGAACTTCGCAGCGTCCTGCAATGCTTGGCCGGAGAAGTACCCACCCTGTGCCGCAGCCCTGCGGTCAAGCCCTTGCTGGCCTTGCTGTAGGTTGAATTGATAACCGGGGTCGTTCTGCACATCCACCGGATTCAGGTTTTGCAGATTGCTGAGCTGCTGATTCTGAGCGCCTAGCAATTGGTCTTCCTGTTTCTTAATCGCCCTATCCTGACCGAAGCCACCAAGCGCCGAGGCGAGTGAACCCATTGCCCCAATATTACCAAAGCTAGAGCCGCCACCAGAGGAAGACCCCCCAGTAAGGCCACCGAAAGCATCACCTAGCGAGGCCGTAGTTCTGCCCACGCCGCCTAATACACCCGTTCCCTGCGTAGGGCCTACGCCGTTCGGCACAACATTACCGGCAGTCGTGCCGAGCGTGTTGCCACTAAACAGATTACTAAACAGCCCCGTGCCATTTGCAGCCGAGCCGCCCACACCGCTAGAGCCGATAGCGTTACCAATTAAAGAGCCGCCATCAGGATTAACTAAACCCAGCGTGTTACCTAGCTGAGTGCCGCCCAGTAGTTCAGACGCACCACCGCCTGCCAAATACCCGCCTGCACCACCTAACGCAGCGCCCTTAATAATGTCACCCGTTCCCTTGCCGCCGATAGCACCACCAAGGCCGCCACCCAAAGCACCGCCCAACGCTGAGCTGGTGCTTGCGGTTAATCCCGTGCCTAATGCACCTGCGCCGCCGCCAGCAGCAAACAAACCAGCGCCGCCAAACGCTGCCGGGCCGAGGGCTGCTAACGCTATCGGCAAAGCGATAGGCGCAACCTGCTTAAAGAACTTCTTAAACTTGAAAAACTCAGGATAACCCGTTTCAGGGTTGATTTTGTTCGCAGGGTCGCCAACGGTAAACTCGGCCATATCCGCGCCGCCGTCTTGGAATATCATTTGTAGCGCCTGCATTACCTGCGGGTCATCAAGGAAGGCGCGGGGGATGACAACCTCACCCAGCGACAAATGCGCCATGACGGTATCAGTACCGCGCCCTGCTTCTTCAGGTGCGCCCTGTGGCATATTCATTTCCATGTTTTCCATTAGTTTACCTCAATTGTGCCGGTGATGGTTACGGGTGTTACGATTGCAGTCCATGCTGCGGTGTATATTCTTTTGTCTGCTGCCGTAACCCCCGCCGCTGCCGCTGTGAACGTGCTGCAAGTAAGGGATGCGCCGTCACTGGTAATGCTTAGGGGGAAGTTATCGCAGTAGGTCGTTCCAGCCACCGCAGTCGTGCTAGTCGCTGGGGTTATCTTAATTCGGAAATACGCCAGCTTGCTCGTCAGCCGAAAGTAAATCCCTGTCTTAACTGCCGTACCAACCTCTGTTAATCCGACAAACGTAGGTGTCCAAATCGTTCCCGTATCGCCGGACGCTATGCCATCAAAGAACGAAATCCAGCTAAGGGTGGGATATTTATCCTCGTCAATCAGTTCTTCGGTTTTAGGCGGTAGCTGAACTCTTGCCATATCAATCTATCGTATTGAGGTAAGAACCGGTGATTGCCACTTTAACGGGGTCGGTTATTGATAGCTCAAAGGTGCATTGCTGCTGGATGCCCAGCCGCCGGAATTTCACTTGTTTTTGGTAATTTCCTACTGCGCCAATCGAACCGGTGTAATAATTAGACCATGTTCTCGCGCCATCCTGACTAATTCGTAAGGACATCGTTGGGTCGCTGCCCTGACCTGATTGTAGGCCAACGCCAGCTTCAAACCCAATTTGCAAGCTATTATACCGCACATATTTCAATTCATCAATCAAATGTGTGTAAACCCGCCGCCTAGAAATAGGGTTTCCGTTGTCGCTATACACATCCAGCGACATTTCGTAAATCTTCCCATCCACGCGCGAACCGACCAGTTGCTTGTTAAAAACGTGCATACAGCAGTTACCCAAATGCTGTTCATCAGCGCCGAGGCTGTTTAGATACGCGCGTTCATGCCATAGCTGCGTGGTAAGGTCATAGACCAGTGATGTGCCAAGGCTGCCCCCAGTAATGACCAGAAACACATGCCCATCCTGCTGATAGCCCCAGCTACGCAGCGAGGCGGGGTTAGGCTCGGCCTGTAGTATCTTCTCGATGGTTTCCGTGGATATACGCTTAGGCGAGAAACCCTGCGCCTGATACACGATACCCGCGCCTTCATTGGTATGCCCCACCCAATAGACGGAGGTGTCTAGGCTGATAACCGTATAAGGCGAGACAGTCCCCACCGGAGTAGCGCCGGAAATGCGGGAGAAGGGGAAGGTAGAATCGCCCGTATTGCGCCATATTTCTAACGTGCTATCACCAAAAAGCGCCAACTGCCCCAGAAACGGCACGGCAATAGACAGATTATCGGGTGAGCTTTCCGCGCTGGCAAAATCAAGCGCTGCCCACGTTGTACCATCATACAAGCCGGAAATGTAGAATTGACCGCTGTTGTTTTTGGTGACGACAAAATAACCGTTGCAGAAGCTAACATTCGCAGGGGAAGGTAAATCGGGGTCAGTTACTTGTGCAAAAACGTTAGTTGCGTAGGTGAAAATATACAAATACGTCCCATCACATACCGCCACTTGAAAGCCGTTTTCCGCCACCGTGACGATACCATTAGACGTTAACAGCGTACCGCGCAGGGTAGCCACACCAGCCGAGGAAATCTCGTAAAACTGCGAGCCGGACACCGCAAAGGCGCGACCATTAGCCGCAGCTATCACGCCGCGCACCGCGCCGATTCCACAGGTAGTAAAAAGCGAAAGACCGGGTGTGCCGAACAATGACGCGACATCTGCGCCCTGCGGGTCGGAAATAGCGTATAGGTTAATTATCCTTTGAGCGTCAAAGGGCAAGCTGCGCTGCTGATACGATGAACCTATAAGGCCAATCTTCATCGCGTCCTATACCCGCTGTAAATATTCCGCACACCCGTCCCCTGCGGATAGGCATCTATAGGACGCGCACGAACCGTTGCCAGACGCACTAAACCGAGGGATTTAGCGGCAATAGCAGCAATAGACGGGTCAGGCTCAACGCCATATTCGGGGGCTAATTCCAGCGCCAGATTGTAGATTAACGCACGCTCCCAACCGGGCGGCAGAGTAATCACCGTGTCTAACGTAGTAAAGCTCGTTAACGGCTTCTCGCTGAGTATGAACAACTGATACCCAGATGCCGGTACGGGGTATATGCGGAGGTTGTCCGCGGGGTTGGCGTTATCGTAGTTCAAGAATTGCGGAACGCCGGTCAGCGCCTTGAACGGGATTTCGTTGTATGCCGTGTCGTTGATAATATCCACATCATTATCTACACCGCCGATTCGTACATATGCCTGAATGATGTTGGTTGGGCGTGTGGTATTAAACGTTTGCCCGCTGCCCATAGTGTAGGTCGATTGACCAGACACCAGCGTAAAGGTTTCCCATGCGCGGCTAGGAATGGTGGCGGAATCGTTAGACCATGATTCAAGCAACTGGTTGAGAGATGAAAATCCGTCATTGGCTTCGTCAGCACTGGGGGATTCACTCTTGACTAGAGCGCCAAGTTTTTGTAAAGACTTCTTAACGATTTCCCGTGCAGTTGTCATTGGTTATTCCCAGCCATTTAATGCCTGTTAAAATCCTAATTGTTCTTCATTTTCGCATGAAGCAATATAAACAGTGCCGCTTCCAGAAACCAAAATAACGGCTATGTGCGTGTCATTTGGGTCGTGATAAAATACTGTGTTTTTATTACCGTGAATAAATTGCCCAGTGCCAGCAGCGGCAACTACCGTTGAGTCACCAGAACGGGCATAAGCAACTGCTGTGGCATCATTTAAAATTCTTACATATTTTTGATTTGCAACAGGGTAAGCAACACGCGCTGAACTTGTGCTTGCTGAAATTGTAGCAGAAGGCGAGTTGACATGAGTTGGCATTAGTCAGCTCCACTCACAAGAGCGCAGGAAACAGTAGCCGTGCCGCTGATTAGCAGCGCAGCAACGTGCGTGTCGGTGACGGGGTCACGCTCGAATACAGCGCTTTCAAACGGCGCAAGGGAGATGTTGGCGTTGGTAGCATTAACACCAGAGCCGCCGCCATTTACAAAGCAGCCGCTGGTGGCGCTGTTATTGGTGATGCGTACATAACGAAGCATCGAACCAGTAGGCAGCAATTCAGCCCGTGCGGTGGTGGTCGAAGCCGAAATCGCAACGGACGGTACTTTGATATTCATTGCCATAAGCAAAATCCTAAAAAGAAGCGGGAGCCGAAGCCCCCGCATAGATTAGACGCTCAACGTGCCAGAAGCCGGAAGGGTCGCGCCAATCGGGGTAAACGTCATGGTAGAACCAAGGCCAACGGTGGTAGCGGTAGCATCCGAGGCGTTCTGCGCCGCTTGAAGCTGAATAGTGCCAGCCAAAGCAACGGTGATGCGACCCTTAACGCGAACGTTGATATAAGCGGTCGTGGCAGCAATCACAGAGGCGGCATCGGTCGAAGTGGTGAACGTAGTGACCGCAATAGCCGAAGCAGTGCGACCCTCCACGGTCAGCGCAGTAGCCGTAATCATCGAGGCCGTACCCCACTTAAGGCCGACTTTAACGCCACCAGAAGCGCCAGCGGTGGTAATCAGGTTGATGTCAACCTCATAATCGCCGGGCTGCAAAATGCCGGTGGACATGCCAACCACGTTAGCAAGCGTGGTATTGGTTGCCTGCGAAAAAGCCGTGGTGCATTGCGACACATCGCGGAAGTTATCATTAATAATTTTACGAGAGGCAAACGTCATCGCGCCTTCGTCTGTTACTTTATTTACGGGCATATCATTATCCTTAAAGTGAGGGATGGGATTTTACCCCCACCCCTCCGTTACAATTAGTTAGTGATACGGCAAGCCCACATCGGACGGGTAGCGGCGAAGCCACCGAGGAAGTCGATACGGGTAATCATGCTGCGCAGGCGCACATCAAATGCGCGAACCACAGCAACCGTAACGCCTTCGTAGGTTTCTTGCGCGGCCATTTCCACAGCTTCCGGCATCACCAGCGGAACGCTCACCATGCGGAAAGCGTTTTTGTGGAATGCAAGGTTCTGCGGGTAGATGGTCGAAGCAACGTTGCCCACACCAGCACCAAGCGTGATGACATCCGAAGCCGTGGGGAAACGGGTGACGTTCTGCAAGCTACCAGAGGTCGAGTTGTAGATGGGTTCAGCAAGCGTCACGGTGTAAGCACCACCAACAGCGGTAAAAAGCGCGGTGATAACAAACTGCTTGGGGTAGCCCAAATCTACTTTGGTCTGGGGATGCACAGCGTTAACGCTGGCAACCGTGAAGGTCATACCAGCGGTCAGAGTCTGTGTACCCGTTCCGGTAATAGCAAGGGTGGTGGCACCAGCAACCGAAGTGGTGGTGACGGTGTGAGCGCCGGAAGCCGTGCCAGAGGTGAAGCGCGGCAGCAGGTTGTTGCTGTAGTAGTCGAAACCATCAGCCGAACCCATAGCGCCTTCAATGTACTGCTTGCCAATTTCCTTAGCGGCATTAACAAAACCCTTGCGAGCGTTAACAGCAGATGCTTCCGAACCGGGGTTCAGGATGACATAACGGTCTTTGCGAGGTGCAAGGAACTCAGTCATTTTCTGACCAGCGGCCAAGATGGTCGAGGTGTCGAAGGTGGTAGAACCAGCCGTACCCACGATATTACCAACGTTCTGGCAAGCACGGGTCAGGCAGATGTTTTCCACGCCCTGCGCGATACCCTGAACCGAAGGTTTAATCACGCGGTTGTAGAGGCTTTCGAGGCCAACCTGATACGCCAATTCACGGGAATCAACGTCCACGCCAACGGTCTGAATGATGTCCAGAGTTAGCGGGATGCGGGTTTCCTGAATCGCCTGAATCGCGGAGGTGATGTCGAAGCTAGTGCCGGGGGTGTAGAGTGCCGGAACGTTGATTTGAATGGTGTCGCCAGCCTTGTAGCCGTTTTTACCATCATAATCGCTTTTGTCTGCCTTATCCATCAAGCGGCAAGCAGTCAAATTGTCAACAAGAGTGCCGGCAGCGAGCTTTGCAATCACGCCTACCGATTTCATTACTGACGGAGAGTTAGTACTTAAAGCCATGTGATTAAATCCTTATCTGTTAAACTTTTTCATAAGCTCCGCCACAGACATCGAATCTAAGTCCTTCGTTGCACGACCTGTGCCCTTCAGGGATTCAAGCGGCGGGGGAGCGCTGGTTGCCTTCTTAACAGAACTCAAATATGCCTTGCCGCGTTCCTCGGCTTTCCCAACCTCCATCGCAATTCGCGAGGGAGATAGGTCTTCCAAATCTTCAAGCCGTCCTTCTTTCATCAGCGCGTAAAGTGCCAAAGGCGCATTATCTGCTTCGTAGAAAGCCTCTTGTACGGATTCCGGCATCATGTTCAGGTAGTCATTATTCTCTTTGACTAACGCCGCGTATTCTGGGACTTCCCCCGCAAATTTCTTAGCTTGCTGAGATATTTCCACGGTACGCATTTGTTTATGCGAGTCGGCAGGATTCTGCTGCTGAACCTGTGGTTCTGTCTTAGTATCTTGTTCTTTTAAGAACTTGGCAGTTGCTAGTACCCATGAATCCAAATCTTCGTAGTTTTCCAGCTTTGGAGGGCTGTTCGGCTGTTCGGCTTTGGGGGTGGTTTGCGCCTGCTCCAACTTCTCAAGTCGTGCCTTTAATTCGGCATTTTCATTGCGAAGTCGTTGTTTAGCTAATTTTCTGTTGAGGTGGGACTGGCGGTTAGCTTCCCGTTTTTCAAGCTGTTCAGGCGTTAATTCTGAATCTGGCTTTTTTGATACGTCATCAGTTTCCTGACTAGTTTCTTCGGGGGGTGCTTCTTCAGTCGCCTGCGGTTCAATTGAATCCGCCGCTTCTTGCTCGGCTGGCTTCGCGTTATCAGCTTGTGGCTGTGCGGTCGCCTCGGCAATTATAGCTTGTGCATCAAACATAAATTAATTTCCTTTTATAGTCAAGTTAAAATGCGCGTAGCCGTCTGCGGCGCATAGCAATCATTAAGATTAGCTGTTCCTCGCCGCGTCTAACCCGCACCATCAAGTCGGCCTTGACCATCAAGAGCCGAGTGATTTCAGTAATAAGTTCGTTCTGTAGTTTAAGAAGTCGCTGGGTTTCGGATTCCTCTGCCAGTCTTAGGCTTTCCTCAGCAAGCGCCCGTCTGCGCTCGTATTCCAATAAAACCGAGTCAACCTTTTGCAGCTCGGTCTTGGCTTTTTTAACCTCTACCTGTTTTGCATGGTATTCAGGGAAGTAGCTGAAAATCTTAGGGAGGCCGCCAGATTCAACCACCACAACGGGTATCGGGGCGCTACCCGGCAGATACCCTCTTGTCGGGATGAAATTCACCCCGTCGATAAATCCTCTAGTGACAATCGAGGATATGGACATTAGCTGGCCTCAGTAATCGAGGTCGGGGTTACCGCATCATCTAGGGTGTAGGTTTTAGCTGTGGTGACTTGGTCGCGCTTTTTAACCGTCATGGTCGTACCGGCGATACCCTGCTCACCTAACTGTTGATTAATGGCGTACAAAGCCTGAGCAGGTGTAAAGGTTGCGCCTAGCGTAGGATATGATTCCGTCATTGCAACAGTGCCCTTAGCAAAGTCATACGATGCCGTAAGAGCATACCCCGTCTTGTCGTTGTTAGTCGTGACGGTAACACCAGCAGTGACACTGCCAACCGAGCCGGAGAGATTGCCGGTTATATCCATTGTCTGGTTGGGGAGGTCGATGTTTGTTAATCCCGCACCCGCCACGCCGATTTCAGCGGTATCAATAAGAATTGCCGCGGTATCTGTTTTAATCGCGCCAAGGCCATCCGTTCCGTTGGCAAGGTCTACGGCAGCGGCAGAGCGCGAAAGTGTGAAGCGCCCCACGACTTCACCCACTACTGAGATACTGTCAACCGTGCCTGTGGTAATTACTAAATGGTAATCCTTACCGGCTTCAAACCCGTTTGCACCTGATGCAACCACCGTGACAAGGTTAAGCCCAGTAACGCCATCATGGTCAGCGCCGAGAGTTATCCCTGCCGTAATTTGTGTAAGGCTCTCGTTTTCATAAGCCGAGACAACACCCGCCGCTATAGCAAATGGCGCTCCGGTTGAAAACCTGCGAGTCGTGAACATGAAATGTATTGTGTCGGCTACCGTGTAATCGGTCATCCCGCTAACCCGCCTCTCCCTGCTAATTTAAGGCCACCGCCTGAGGCTGCCACTGTTCCCGTTAAACTCATGACAAGCACAATTCCTTGGCCTCCTGTACCACCAGCGCCAGAGTCCGAGCCGTTGGTTGAAGCCCCGCCGCCCCCACCACCACCGCCATATAGGCCGCCGTTGCCACCGTTGCCGCCCCTGCTTACACCTGCTGCGCCAACAATATCACCTGAACCACCACCGCCACCGCCCGCCCCACCGCGCCCTTCATTAGTTGCAGCCGAATCGCCAGCACCACCTGCCCCACCATTAACACCTGTTGAGCCAGCAGTTCCGGCAGTTCCACCAGCCAAAGTGGTTCCTCTAACAGTAGCCCCAGCGGCACCACCTGCACCACCAGCGCGTGAGGCGGTATCCATACCTCCGCCGCCTCCACCACCCGCGGCACCCATCAACGTCGATGCAGAGCCAGCACTACCAGCAGCATTGATGTTCCCGGCCCCGCCGGCACTACCAATAACTTCGGCAGTGGCTGAGCCTGCTAAGCCACCAGTACCGTTCGTTCCACCGGTTAAGCCTCCACCCCCACCACCGGTCGGTGCCGAGCCCCAAGTACCAGCCTTTAAGTACCCGCCAAAATCGCTTGGCATCCCATTTTGACCAGTAATCCCCGCCGTCGTGTCTGCCGTAATAGCTGCACCACCGTTACCACCAACGCCAACCACAACCTGGACCGTGTCATCGAAAAGGTAGTTACCGAGAAACTTGTGGGTGTAACCACTTCCAGCTCCACCACCGCCAGGACGCCGGTTAGTAGAAGCAGCACCACGAGCGCCAGACCCGCCCCCGCCGCCCCCGCCTACAAGGGAAACATAGCAACCCTGAAAATTACTGGGTTTCGTCCATGTTTGAGGGCCAACAGTCGTAAAAATATCTATTTGAGCCATTAGTTTGCCACCACAACACAAAAACCATTACCGCCAGCCCCACCAGCACCAGAAGCAAAACCGTTTACAGAAGGCCCACCGCCTCCTCCACCGCCACCCAGAACTCCAGCCCCCCCAGGGCTTCCCATGCCTCCAGCTGAAGTGGCTGTTCCTGCTCCCGTCGCAAAACCACTACCACCACCACCACCCCCAAGAGCGTAGAGCGGAGAAGAAACCGCAGCACTTGCGCTAATACCAGCGGGGCCAAAAGAGTTTCCAGGAGTTGTATTCGTGCCCGATGTGGCGCCAGGACGACCGGAAACAACAGCATCTGCGGCTGATACCCCACCAGCACCTGATCCCCCAGTAGCGCCATAAAGTGTGTTACCACTAGCAGAAGTCCCCGCTCCCCCGGTAGCACTAGAAGTGCCACCCGCCGCTCCGGCACCGTTTGTTACACCAGCCCCAGCAGAGCCAGCAGTTGCAGCCCCTGAATTGTTCCCAGCGCCACCACCAGAACCAGCTTTAGCTCTTAATAAGTTTCCAAATGTGGAATCAACCCCAGCAGATCCAGCATTTCCGTTGGTGTCGTTACTGGTGACGCTCACCCCACCAGGCCCACCCGTACCAATGGTGACAGTCTCGGGAGAACTCAAAACAGACGCTGGATAAGCAAGGCGGTTCCAAGCAGCACCGCCCCCGCCGCCACCACCAGTCTTAAGAGTCGCCGTGGCCCGACGGGGACCTGATCCACCGCCCCCGCCGCCCCCAACCAAAAACACCTCAACATCGACCGCAGAGGTCACGGAGTAAGTCCCAGTCGCAGTAAAAATAGTTACAAGGCTCATTTCCCACCCATCACAAAATAAACAGGCCCAGCCGGCTGTTCAGTCTTGTCAAAAAGAGACATGTGGATCACGTCATCCTCTTCCGCATGATAAACACACCGTATCCAAGGCAAAATCCGGTCAATCGCCTCTCGCTTACTCGTAGCAAGCAACAAAAACATAGCCTCAAACTCAGCTTTAACTCGTGGAGACTTATCAAAAACCCCTAACCGCAAAATTGCAGGCATGTGCTCAATCACAAAACTAGCGAGCTCAAACCCAGACATCCGGGGCTTTAAAATGCCCCTCTGCACATGCCACTTAAACGTAATCTCTTTGCCATCATCGGCAGGAACAACCGCCTTGTGCTCATAGGACTTACTCTTAATCAACATGACTCAATCCTGAATGGTTGTAACTATACAGATACCAGGCCCAGCATTCCCACCAGCTCCACCCGTGGTTCCGCCACCACCTCCACCACCACCAGCCCCATAATTTCCACCAACCCCACCAGCTCCACCGGCACCGCCGTTGTTACCACCACCACCGCCTCCGCCAGAACCACCATGGCAAACGTTGGTAGCTACACTGGTTCCGTTGCCCCCAGCTCCTCCACCCAAGGTTCCAGCAGTGCCCCCAGACAGTGTCCCACCGTAACTGTTCGCCCCCGCAACACCGCCGGCACCACCGGCCGCAGAAGATCCAGCCTGTTTAGCACCACCGCCTCCACCACCAGCCGCAGCCCTAACCGTATTAGCTGTCCCAGCAGTACCAGCAGCCGGAGTAGCGCCACTTCCACCAGCACCACCCGCAGCTCCAGCTTCATACCCAGTCGGAGCAGTTCCCCCTGCAGCAGTGGACGAAGTACCAGCAGTCCCGCCACCACCACCCGCACACCGAACCCAACTAGGAGTCGCAGTACCAAACACAGCAGTCGTTCCAGCTGCTCCAGCATTCCCAGAACTTGCTCCACCAGCCGCAGCAGTTCCAATAGTCACGGCCTCAGTGCCACTCAAAACAGTCGAGGCCAGCTCAAAGTCTATCCAGCACCCACCAGCCCCACCGCCTCCACCGCCAGCGTTACCCGCACTAGTAAAACCAGCTCCACCTCCACCTCCACCCGCAACAAGAAGCCCACGCACCAACGCACCACCACCACTAATAGCGGGCTTGGTCCATGTACCCGAGGACGTGAAAATTTGAACATTAACAGCCATAATTACTCCGCAAACTTCAAAATCATTTCCTGTGTGGTCTTTATCTCACCACTGCTAATCCCATTCAAAACCTTCTCAATCCGAACATTCGCGTCATCAAAAACAGGCTTACTCTCTAAAGAACGAATGGCCGCTTGAACATCATCTTCGGTAGCTTTGCCACCATTCTGCTCCGCGATGGAGGTAAAATATTCCTCTTGCGATACAACCGTTTGTACGTTGCGCACCTGTGGGATATTTTTGTTATTCACATAATTGATAAATGCAGGAATATCATTCAATATTGTTGCATCTTTGCTAATCATGTCTGCAATTGTGCCGATGTTCATTACTGCGCTCCGATTAGGTTTCCGGCTTCATCCCGAATCACGGTAAGCGGCTGTGATACGGTAGCCGTGAGCTGCCCAAGCTGCGCGGTGATGCCCGTTAGCGCCTCGATGACCATCTGCGTCTGCATAGCTTTGGCTTGTGCTTCCTGCGCCTCCTGCATGGCCTTTTCCTGCTCTTGCTGCTGACGAATGGCGGCCTGCTCCTGCTCCATTTGCTCCTGCTGGATGAGGCTGGCAATCTTTGCCTGCAAACCCTCCACCGTGTCCTTCATGCCCATATCTTCCCCGCCCTTTGGTTGCTGCGTTTGCAATACCTGCAACTGGAACTGCGCTTCCTCAAGCTGCATCTTGCGCTCTTTGATTTCGATTTCCTTAGCCTTGGCAATGCTATCCATCGAGTTATCCGGCTGTGCTGCTTCCGGCTGTTGCGCCTGAATCAGCTTCAACTGCAACTCGCCCTTTTTAATCTCGACTTCCTGCGCTTTAATCTGCACGTCTGCCATTTTCACCTGCACATCAGCCTGCTTATCCTGCAATTGCGTTTCTAACTGTAAAATGCGAGTTTGCGCCTCGGCGGTGATTTGCTGTAATTGCTGCGTCAGCGCCGCAACTTGCGGGTCAGGCGCGTTTTCTTCGCGGTCTTTCTCATCCAGAAGCGCGGGATTGACCATTTTCTTGAAGCGAGACGACAGCGCATCGGAACCCGGCGTGTCTTGATACTTGAACACCAAATCCAGCACGTTCATGGCGGCTTCAGGCGGTAATAGCTTCAGCGTGTTCTGGTACAACTCAGCAGCCTGCTGGCGTTGCGTGGTGTAGGATGCACCTGTGGTCACACGCACGTCAAACTTGCCCGTGTCCATGTTATAGGGCTGATCTTGGTCGGGAGTCATTGCGCCGTTAATGCCCACCAGCTTGTAGTTATCTTCTTTATCGACCACGGAAACAATGCGCTGCGTATCTTCGACTTCCGGCAAGGCGCATACAATAATTTTGCCGACCTGCGTGATGGACTTAACCAGATTATCGCCAAAATGGAAGTTACCTACATCCGAGCTTTGTTCTAGTTGCTTAATTGCAACACCCGAAGCATCGCCTTCACGCTTACCAGCGGAGGCGTTATACATGCCCAGAATCTCGCGGATGTTGTTAGCAGTGCTTTGCGAGGCGTTAACAACGCCAGTAGGAATCGTGGGCGGCTGCAAACGCTGCGGGGCAGGTGCAACATTGCCCTCAATGTCGGTCTGATTGTAATACAGCACCATTGCTTTATCAGGTTCAGCCCACTGGTCTTCAAACCCGCGCATTTGACCAGCAGCAGCCTGCACCGGCGCTTGCTGTTGTTTTAATAATAGCTCAGTCTCTAAGGCTTTCCACAGATTGAACGTGCGCTGAGCGTCCTTCGCCTTACGAATCAGGCTGAACAGATGACGAACACCGTCATTCCATGCTTCCTCGCCATACACGGGAACAATAGGGATATACTTACCGGGGAATGTGGACTCTTCGAGAATATCAGCACCCGCCAGCTTGTAATGGCGAACCTTGCATTTCTTCATCTTGCGGGTGGATTTATACTTTGCCTTAGGACGTACACGCTCTTTAGTGCCGTCTTCCATCAAACCGTATTCGTTTTCCTCATGGTCTAAGCAGAAATACTCGACAATCGTAATTTTGCCCTCGGTCATGCCGGAGTGCGTACCGTTCTCCATGGTATCTTCAAACGGCACAGCGTCAGCATCCGGCCATGCCTTTTGGAAATCAGCCAAAGACATTTCCTCAATGACAAACGCAAACTTAGCGTCCCTGCCATCAGGCTCCGTGGATGTGGGGTCAATGTAAACGCCTAGCGGATTAACCACGCGGCAAATCGTTAGCTCCTGATCGAAGCTGTCATCGTCAATATACTTGCGGTCAACGCGGATAAACCCAATCGAACAGCCCACCGAGAAATCCGCCGCCATGTCGTAAGCTGCATCGGCATTGCTCTTATACTCGATGGCTTTAATGCGCCCCGATAGCATTTCTGCGGTCTTTGGGTCGGAGTCTAAACTGGCAGGAATCACGTTAATAGTCGGCGTGTTCATGCGAATATCGTTAACGACCTGATGCTTGAACTGCGTTAACTGGTCAATCTGTGGTACAGGTCGGCCAACCGTGGCGCGGCCTGACCACTCACGGGAATCCCACATCGCCCCTTCTTTATCGGACATGAAGTCCAAGTCTGCCTTGGCCGCTGCGTAGATTTCCCGCCACCCTTCAACAGCGGCTTTGTACCGCTTCTTTGCAATCTCAAGAATATCCGCAGCTTCGCTCATGAATTTTTACTTCATAGGGGTGGCTTGCTGTCGGATGCGTCAACGCCTAGCGTCTCGCCTTGAGTAGCAAAAGTCTAACTACTATATATGGTGTCAATAGCAAAGTCAAAGAGATTTACAGCCCCACACTCGCCATATCTTCAAAGGCCGATTCCAGTGAGGTGTAAAACGCCCAATCCATGAACAGCTTGCCGTTCTTCTCGGATTTTATCACTGGCGCATCTGGACAATAGGGGAATCCCATCTCAGTTGCAACGTTGTAAATCTCGCGCTTGGCGGATTCTTGCTCATATTCGGATAGGTTCTTCATTTCAACGGTAAATACTTGCTTCATACGCGCCTCATCATTATGGAAGTAAAATCAATGCTTTTGTTGCTCATATCGCCTATAGCCATGCCTATCAGCGCCATAACGTCCACTTGGTCGTCATACTTGCCTGACGGAAACGTTAACATTTCGGTCTTTAGGTCGGTTAGCCATGAGGCATAGGGGAAGAACACCTTGCCCTGCTGCATCCTACCGCGTATCGACTGGGCGCACATTTCCTTGGATTTGGTACGGGTTATTTGCTTACGCGTACACCACGCCCCCGCCTCTTGCTGGCGTTTACTGATCAGCGGATCCATGGATTTATGAATTACGCCCGATTCCTCAAACCATGTAACGGGCTTATGTGTCTTTATCATCAATATCAGCTGATTCACCCAATCCAGCGAGGACTTTTGCCCGCGCCACCAGTCAACCAGATAGAGATTGTCCTGTGCATCTAGCCCAAACACGCCATGCACCGTATAGTCTCCCCCGCCGTCTGATACGGCGTAATCGCTTGCGCCATACAGCTTGATGTTATCTGGCAGCTTGTCGTAGTATTTAAACCATTCATCCTCAAAATACGCGCCTGTTTCTGGCGTAGGTCTTTGCTGATAAAGGCTTGACCAGTTGCGGGCATCACGCTTGGCCTGCGTAATCATGTCGTCATTGAACCATTCAGGCCATAGCGGTGCGCCTACTGCCCTTCCCATGGGATCATCTGATTCCTCGGCTATCATAGGCAGTTTTAGCACTTCCCACTGCTCGCCGCCCTTCTTCATCAGGTCTAGTTGCCATCCAGCAAGGTCGTCCTCATGCCAACGCGTCATGATGAGGATAACAAACGCGTCTGGCTTTAGGCGCGTCCAGAAATCGGACAGATACCATTCCTTGGTTTTGTTACGGATGGTTTCGCTTTCGGCATCCTCGCGCCCCTTAACTGGGTCGTCAATGATTGCGCCATCTGCGCGGAATGAGGTGATAGAGCCACCAACGCCAACGCCGTAAAACTCTGTTTGGTTGTTGAGCGCCCACCTGCCAGCGGCCTGTGAATCTTGCGATAGGGCAACCCCGAAAGCATCCTGATACTCAGGCTCGCGTACTATAGCCCTAACGCGCCTGCCCCATTTGTCGGCTACTTCCTGCGAATAGCTAGAGGTAATCAGCTTTTTTCCTGCGTTTCCAGCAATCCACCATGAGCTGAACATAACGTTGGCATAATACGACTTAGCTGCGCCGGGCGGCATAAACACCATAAGCCGCTTTGTTTTGCCATCAGCTACTTTTTGCAAGCGTTCAATCAACAAAAGATGGTGCTTAGCTGGCGCAGGCTCAGAACTGAACTCCCTAATGAACGTTAGGTAGTTCTGCCTCATCTTTTGGGAGTGCTTCTTCTTTAGCGCTAATAACAAATCCGATTTTTCCTGCAAGCTCGGTAATTGCTGCATCTATCTGGCTTTCATCAGTTTGTTCTTCGGTCATTGAGTGTGCGATTGGTTGAATCGCCCTACCGTCAATTCGGTCTGCCAAAAACTGCATGGATGCAAGGTTGCCCTCTGCGGCATCGTCTAACACCCGCTCTGCGGCCTTCTTGAGCTTCTGCGGGCTTTGGCGTATCGCGGCCTTTAGCGCGTCACGAATGACTTTATCGGGTTTACCGCCAGTAGGGTTTGGATTGCCAGCCATGTTTAATTCATAAATGTTGATTACTTAACGAACTATACCACCATATTTAGTGATATGCAACCCCTACAAGAGGACTAGTTACCGTGGGGGTTTCGCTGGAGGGCGAGTGATTATATTAACTAATAGTTCTGGATGTTGCAAGCCTTATCAGCAGTGCCATACAAGCGGGTATCTTCCTTTCCCCATACAGCCATGACGTTATCCGGCGGGGCGTGACGTGGATGCGTGTGGCTAGTTGCTTTATGCCTCCACATGCCATAGTGATGCTTTTCAGCTCTGCGCGGGTCATATTCTTTTTCATCCTACAAATACCCGTAATAACGAACGCCGTTTTCTATCCACAACTTCATAAGCGGCTGCAAAATATCCTCATCAGCCAAAACCCAATTATCGTTTGGAGCGATTTCTGCAACACATGCGATAACGTTGCTGCACTCATAATTGCGCTTTGTGTAGTTTTTGTTGCGGTAGGTGTTCATCTCATTTTCTCCGTTGTTGTTGTTTCCGTCTTACTAAAACCACAGTATTACACTTTGTGTATGCGGTCAACAGGAAAGTGATAATTATTTTTTGGGGGGGGGGCTGCGGGATAAGGTACATTAGATTGTACTTTATACCCAATTTATGCGCTTAACCATGCGTTAAGGTGCTGTATTACTTGTTCTTCCCACCATTCGCGGCTCATAAACCTGTATTGACCCACCTGATGCTGGTGGTGGTGTTGCTTGTGGGTTAAAGGGATGGCGCAGTATTCCGGCTTGCATCCCTTCCCGCTGTTTTTAGCCGTTCTGTAGTGCGCTGGTTCACATAGCTGCTCCCATGTGCCTGTGTCGTAGCTGTAGTTACCGTCTAGGGCGCTGGGCTGGGTTCGTAGCCATAGTAGGTACGTTTTATCTGTTCCCCGCTTTTTTAGGTCTGGCAACAGGGCTGCGTGTTGTTCTTGGAAGGTCATGAATAGCGCAAGGTGTGCCGGTTGAAATGCACCGTAACGTCTGCCGGAGTGCCTAGCGCATAATGATAGCGGCTCTTGGCTATGCGGATAAGGGTGTTTTCTTCATCACGGTGAACCACAAATATCTGGTCGGGCTTGTTATACCAGTGGCTAGAATCGCTTATGTCGTATGGGGTGGGGATAGGATGTTCGCCCTCTTTGTTGGGTTTTAGCTTAGCTGGATGAGCGATAACCATAACGTGGACGCAGTATTTCTCCGCAAACTTCTTTAGGCTTTTTATCGCCTTGCCCACATATTGCGTTATCGTGGTGCTGCGCTGGTCGTATTCGTGGTCTATCTCGTTCCAAGGGTCAATCACAATCATGTTGCAGCCGTGTTGGGTCACTGCACCAGCCATAGAATCCATTAGCCAAGTCATATCAAACCACTCTTGTTCATCATCCAGCGGAACAATGAAGCTGACGTTGCGGTCTATCCATTCGTCACCCTCGGCAATCTGTTCCGGTGTTAGGTCGTAAATCGGCTGCCCGTGGTGAAGGTTTATCAATGACCGCCTGTGTTCCCTTTGGGGGTGTTGCTCAAATGAGGCGTAGCATACCTTCCAGCCGTGTCGGTCTATCAGGTTGTACGTCAAGTTATTAACAAACGTGGTTTTGCCATAGGACGGGATGCCCGTGACTACGGATAGGTCGCCCACCCTGATGCGGATATGGTCGGCTAACTTGCCTATGCCTATGTCGTAAGCCTTATGTTCCGTTACCGGCGGCAGGTCTTTTAGCTTGAATAACCCCGAAACCCTCATGAACTGCGCCGTTTTTAGGGATGCCTCTACCCCCTTTCGCCCGTATTTCAAAAACGTGTCGTTCAGGTCTTTGCAGCCCACGGGGTATTTTATCCACTGGCAGCGGTGTTTACCGAGGCGTAAGGCTAGGTCGTTCATCAGGTTGATGCCCGCTGAATCGCTGTCTGTTGCCAAAATAATCTTGGTCATATCCTTTGGAATGTCAGACAGATAATCGTACTTTACCGTGGCCTTGTCGCCTATTTGCTCTTTAGGCGCTCCATCAGGCACTGATACCGCAGTAAACCCGCATTGCAGGGCTATCAGGCAATCCATCTCCCCCTCGGTAATGATGATTTCCTTAGCTTCCTTTAAGGCATCAACGTTGTAAAAACACTTCTCCGCCCCTGCTTTCTGGTGGAAGCGCTTATCACCCTCTAACGTCCGATATTTGCTGTTTACCTCTACCCCGTTACGATAAACGGGAATTTCAACGCCAATACCGTCTGGCGCGGTTCGCAGTCCCATCTTGCTGGCCAGCTCCACGTCTATCCCCCTCGCCTCCAGTAGCGTCAGATGATGCGCGGATAACCCCATGCCTTCCGCAGTGGTGGCAGTTGTAAACGAGCTGTTCTGTTTCAAGCCGGACACTAAGGCATGGCTCGGATTTGTTGCTTCGGGTGTGTGAACACCATGGGCAGGTTGTTTTTTGATTTGCATTTGACGTTCCCCTAAGTCGTATTCCCTGTTTTTTGATTTGTTCTTCCAGCGTCATAGCATGAAGCCCTTGTTCTCTGGCTTTTCCCATGCCAGCAGTTTTTTGGCTGGTTCGTCCCTCCATCGCTCACCGTTTAACCATGTCGCTGGATGCGGTATGTATTTAGGGTCTGCGCCCTTTACAGATTCGGCGTATTGCTTGGCCGCCGTCAATAGGTCATCTGGCTGTATTTTCTTTACCGCCTTATTGTAGGCTTTTTCTGCATCGGCTGGTGCTTTCTTTTTTGGGTAGGCGGAGTAAAAATCCAAAAACCCATTCTGTCTCTCCTCTGTCTCTCCTCTGTCTCTGGGGTTACGGTTTGGTAACGGATTCGTTACGGATTCGTTACACGATTGAATATTATCAATAAATCCAGCGTCTGCACATTCTTGCAATCCAGACGCTATTTCCTTCACATTTAACCGGAGGCGGAATGATATTTTTTCTATGCCGATACCTACCAATCCAGACGTGGGG